CCTGCGCGACCTTCCATTGCCCGCGCCCATCTCAAGGACTGCTGCCATGCAAAGCGCTCAACCGCCGCCCAAAGGCTCAGAATGTCCGCCTCGCCCGCCTGCACCGCTGCTGCAATTTCGCTTGTTCGCTCGCCTTTTGTGGCAAGTGGTTTTGCTTGCATATCCGCTCCTCCTGTGGTAAAATCAGAATTGACAATTCGAACTCACCACAAGAGCGGTCCTCCCCGATTTGGGGAGGGCTTTTTTATAAACGGAAATGTCTGTTCATTGCCCGCTCGAATTTATCGCGGTCATCAACGGGCAGGTGCGGGATAAGCAGGTGCTGCAGTTCGTCACGCTGATGGTAGCGGTCACGCTCACAGCGCGCGGGCTTGGTTGATTTTAGAATGCTGTACGCTTCCAAGATAGTCATAAATCCTCCGCCATAAAATTTGAATTTTGACCATCTTTTCTTTCTTCTCTCCTCCGATATTCATGTGCCACCCTCCAAAAATCCGCCGCGGCGTTTTTTCTCTGGCTCACGATACGGCTCCGAGAGTTCAGTAAACTTTTGATGCGCACCGTCAAAGCTCATCTGCACAACACCCTGCCGCCCGCGGCGGTTTTTCGCAACAGAAACCCCAACCGTGCCGAATTCATCGACGCGCCAGAGAAACAGCACTTTCGAGCCGTTTTGCTCCAACTCCCCCGAATCCCTCAGGGAAAGCAGCGTCGGGCGCTCGGTATCGTTGACACCACGGTTGAGTTGTGCCGCGGCGACAATGGGAATCTGTAACTCGGATGCAAGGTTTTTCAAATCGCGGCTGATCTGTCCAAGTTCAAGATTTCGACTGTCCGCACGGCGGTCAGCCTGCATCAGGCCGAGATAGTCGATGACGATCAAGTGCAGATTTTGAATGGTCGCCGCCGCACCTCGAATTTTGCTCACCGTCACGGCTGGCTTGTCCCAAAAATGAAGCGGCAAACGTTCCAGCCGATTCGACACGGCTGCAATATCCGTCCACGTCTCATCGTTCAGGTCGCGGTCGATCAGGTTATCCATTGTCGCCATACTGCGGCGCGCAAGTAAGCGCTCGGTCAGTTCAGACGCGCTCATTTCCAGCGAAACGAAAAGCGTTTCGTTCCCGGCTCTGGCTGCGCTTTCTGCGATATCAAGCAAGAACGCAGATTTGCCGACACCCGGACGAGCACCGACGATGATAAGTTGTCCGCCCTCGAAACCCTTCAAGACGCTATCCAGTTTTGGGAACCCCGTATCGATACGGGACTGCTCCGGTGCTGAAAGGCTCCGCAAGGTCTCTGTAAGAGCCTGCGAGACACTTTTCAGCCGTCCGCCCGCATTGTCAAGGAGATGTGCCTTACAGAGTTCGGCAATCGCTGTCGCCGGATTCTCTTCATCGAGCGCCGCAAGCACCCCATCGCGTAACCGCTTTTCCGCGGCTTTGGTATGTAACAGGCGGGCATATTCCTCCGCGTGTGCCACGGTAGGCGTCACGTCGATGCACTCGGCGAGGAACTTACGAGGGTCATCCACAAGCCCGCGAAGACCGTCAGCGGCGATGTTCGCATCAAACGCTTTGCCCCGTGACACAGCGCTGTCCGCAGCGCCAAAAACTGTAGCGCAGGCGGAAATAGAGAAGTCCTCGACGCTCACGATCTGCCGCAGCTGCAAAACTCTCTTCGGGTCGAGACAGACCGCCGCGGCAAGGGAGTATTCGAATTGAGCCGTGTCGTTCATTGGCTGCCTCCCATCTTCGCCAGAAGCTGCGTATACTGCTTGCGGAACTTTCCTGCTGACAAGATATTCGTGCTCCAGAACGGATCAGACTGCGAAAACTGCAAGACCTCGTTGATATCTTCCCACCCGTGCTTGTCCAGTCGATTGCATTTGTCGAAGTCCGCCGCCCAATTCTGCAAGGTCGTTTCTGAATGCGCCGTGCAATTCGGCAAGCGCTCCTCAATCTGATCCGCGAGCCAGCGCGCAGCGCGATATGGAAGAGAGTCGTGCTCAAAAACCTTCTTCGATCTCTTCGTTCCGGCGGGAGGCGGAACAAAAGAAACATCTTTATCTTTTTCTTTTATATGACTGACCGCTTTCGGTGCTGATACGCTGCTCGATTCACTGTCAAAAACACTGCCTGATTCACTGTCATTTTCACTGACTTTTTGATGGGTATATTTTAGCCGGTAAGTATTGGGACAACGTTTTTTGCCCTTGCTGTATTCAATTAGTCCAGCAGCAACAAGGCTATCCCTCGCCGCGATTGCTACCCGCTCCGTTCGCGTGTCGAGCATAGACATGAGCCGAAAATTGTCGATCTGCACCTGCTCCGGCCATCGCGCTTCATTGAAGACGGCAAGTAACCCGTAATAGAGCAACCTTGCATTTCCCGGGAGATAATTGCTCTTCTGCCATTGATGGAACGAGTTCAAAAGATCAAGATATGTCACCCACTCACCGCCCCTGTGTCTTGATCCACTCGACAAGCTCATCGGCAGCGATAAGAGTGCTGCCGCCGATTCGATACACTGGGAATCCCGGCAGCCGCATCCAAGCGTAGAGCGTTTGCCTGCTTGTGTCCACAAGCTGTGCGGCCTTAGACGGACGCAAAAAAAGTTTCTCTGTTTCAAGTCCCACAAAAATCGCCTCCTGTCTGTACCAAACAACATAGCACGGGATTTTACACAATGACAACACATTATCTAAATATAAAGCGCTGTTAACCCCTTACATTTCAGCAGAAATATTCCGAATGATTTCAAAGATTTTTTGTTTCTCTTCGTCCGGAAGTTCCTTCCGAAGCTTGCGCGATAGCTGTGCATCCGCAATACCAAGCGCATCTGCCACCTGCCACAGCCGAACGCCGCTTCCCGCTGCTGCACGTCGAACATCAATATTGCACATTCTTTTCTCCTTTCATCATTGTTGTTGACTTCTGTACCCAAATCCATTATAATGTAACAAAACATGGTAATCAACTATTTTTGTTCCCAAAAGTAAAATCGGGTACAAAAAGCAATTTTTATAAACAGGGTGATTATATGGGGAACAAAAATGAATGGAATATCGGGGTATGTATCGCAAAATTACGCGAAAGCCGCGGGTTATCTCAAAAGCAACTATCCGATGAGCTCGGCAAATTAGGACTCAAAGTTCGCCGTGAAACTGTGACGCAATGGGAAAACGGCACACGTGACTTAAAAACGGAATATACCATTAAGCTTGCAGATTTTTTTGGAGTATCCTGTGACTATATCCTTCGTGGAGTGTCCTCCGAAAACTTGCGTGTTTCTAAGGAAACTGGGTTGCAAAATGAAGCAATTAACAAATTACGTCACCTCAGTGGTTGGTGCGACTCTACTCCCCCTCCATACCAAAATGAAATAAATGATTTATTGTGCTCGCCCATATTTGAAACACTGCTCTTTAACCTCAGTACTTACAAAACATATGTTGAATTAACCAATCATCGACGCTCCGCATTTATGAGCTTACTTCCTTGCACGAATAACTTAGACAGTGATGATTTACTCTTGCCACTTGCAACCAAATATTGTTCTGACTTCAAACCAACGAAAAATGAAATACAGCTACATGAAGCAGCCGCAGCCTATATGGATGCACTTGATAAACAAGATTACTATATTTATAAATTATCCTTATCAGTTAAATCTTTTGCAGAATCCTACAATACGCGCCTTCAACCAAATCCTTAACAATGCCGCTAGCGCTCCAGCGGGTAATCAATGTGCCCATTTTGGGCACATTGAAGGGCCGGAAATAACAGGAACTTGACTGACGCACAGAAGACATACTTGATTGGTCGCCTGTATGAGGCTCAAAAAAAGACCGTGGGAGGAGATAGGGGCACCGAAAAAGCGAAAGACGGAAAGTTTACCGCAGGTGCCCAAAATGAGCCCCTGCGGAAGAGGCGAACAGCTGAAATTGTTGCAAAGGAATATGGCGTTGGTAAAGAAACCGTCAAACGCGCTGAAAAATTTGTCAAAGGCATCAATGCCGCTGAGAAGATCACGCGAGACACACAAAAATAAAAAACCGCCCCCGGTGTTGCAGCACCGAGGACGGTTATAGGGGGCAGCAAACGAAAAGCCTACTGCCCTCCAATCATAACAAATGCAGGAGGAAAAAGCAATGCCAAGAAAAGCAAATACGCGCGCCGCGTCGGGCGCAGGCAGCATCCGGCAGCGTCCTGACGGTCGATGG